TGGTTGTTCTTTTTTGGTTTCCGTTGATTGAGTCCCCTCTGGTCTGCGAAGATCGCTCGGAGGTACAATAAGCGGCTTGTAAGATGGTACATCAGCTGTTGGTAAAGGTATGGATATTGTCTCTATTTTAGGAGGATTTGGTATTTGTATCACATAAGATTGAAAGAAATGCTTATTCTGGTTTCTTTGGTTGTATTAGTTGTTATACCGTGTCTTAAGTGACTAGGAAATAACAACAACATACCATCTTCCGCTGTAACATTTATTCTGTTTTGATAAGATTGTTGAGGACTGAAAAATATATTACTGTCACTACCTTTGGTACGATAATAATATACTCCAGAAATAGTGCCAATATGGTCGTGGATATGCCCATAATTGTTTTTAGCAAACAAAGCAACCCACGACTCCTTTACACGTAAGTCTTTACCTACATTTAATCTCTCAGCATACTTTTGTACGTGCATAGAGATTTCAAATAACAATGTATCACACTTATGTTTAACAAGGTAGTTCTCTTTAAATGTAGGATCAGATAGGTAATGTGTAGCACCCCAATCTTTTCTCATTCCGAATGTTGTGTTGTCTACAGCCTTCTTTAATTCTGCCTGTATTTCCTTAAAATTGCTGACATTTTCGCAATATACAGGCACTGAAAACAGCTCGTTGATCATTAATGATAATCCTTATAATCAGTATTTAGATCTGCTAAACCATTTTGTATAGGAATTTTTCCTAGTTTTGCAGCTTCAGCTCTTAAAGCCTTTTGTGCAGCTAACTGTTCGTCCATAGCTTTCTTTGCAGCAGCTATTGCTGTGTCCTCTGCAGCCTTAGCAGTATCCCATGCGGTAACATAAGCTGCTACCTTTGCATCATAATTAGATTCTGTAAGCTGTTCATGATCTCCATTAGGTATTTTACCATCTACTGGAGCAGGTTCTATATCACCTGTTTTTGTTGTAGCATCCCATTGTATTGCCCATATAGCGGAATCTTTAAAATCCCAAGGGTCAATAACAAGTGTTTTACCATCTACGGTTACAGTTTTATCTGGGACTACTACAGTCACATTTTTAGTCGTCATGTTCTATAGTTGGTTGTATTTTTGGTAATTTGGTAAGAGCAGCCATAAACTGTCTATTAGTTTGTTGTTGGTTAATAGACTCGTTTCTAAATGATTCTACCGCAGCTCCTGTTTGTCTATTAGTTAAAGAATTTTCAATAAGGAGCATGGGCAGCCATGTGACTGCACACCCCCATTCATCTACTTCTTCACCCGACTGTGGATTAGTTCCACGTACTTGAGTGTACCATGAACACTCTAATCCACGACAATCCTCTCCAATAAGAGGGCATAATTTTCCAGGCTGTAGTTGTGTCATTAATCTTTAGAACATACGATAACGTCAATATACTGAACTGCAAAGTCCATAGCTGAACCGCTAAATGACCCTGCAGAGTGAGTATGGTTTCCTGTGTTACCACTAACTGATACTGAGTGAGTATGATTACCAGTATTACCACTAAAGTTACCACTAAAACTGTGTGTGTGGTTGTTTACGTTGTGGCTGTGACTAGATCCAGAGAATCCGTGTGAGTGAGACCCACCGCCTCCAGAACTGTTAGTATTAGCGTTACCCCCAGGGTTACTGTTATTTCTAATTATTCTATAACCGCTACCGTAAGAGTCAGGGTTTCCTACGCTAAAGGAGTGACCGTGTGAAGGTACTTGGTTATTAGATAATGTATGGTTATTAACTGTACCACTGGTTGATACACTACTTGTACTTGCACCAGAGTTACCTGTGTTACCGCTGACACTACCACTAAATGATGCAGTAGACTCACCAGTTGTAGCATTAGCAGAGAATGAAGCTGAAGAGTTACCGCTTGTACCTACGTTACCTGCAGGTGTTCTGCTTGCAAACGCAGAGGTAAATGATTGGTTTCCTCCAGATGATACGTTACCAGATACAAGTCTAAGTGCCTTGTTGTTTACGTTAGATGTTACCTTTGTCCATCCTGTAGGAGCAGAAGATTGTTGAAAGATCATCTTTGTCCCAGATGGGAATGGTTCTGCGTTAGCAACTGCTGTAGTTACATATGCAGTTGTAGCAACCTTAGTTGAGTTGTCAGATGTACCTTGTGTTGTTGCGGTTACACCGTTAGCAATATTTACAGTGCTTTTTAATGTATTAGAACCACCATATAGTTCATCTATTTTACCGCCATCTTGTGCTACGTCTCTACCGTCAACTGTTCCTGATACTACTAAATTTCCTTGGCAGTTAAAGCCTTGTTCAGCAACAACACTTGATGCTTTAAACCTAGTAGTACCGTCAGCAGCTATTGTTATTCTGTTTGCATTAGCATCTATATCACGAATTGCAAAAGTACCATCAGAGTTTTGGATTTCATAATCATTTTCGTGATTAGTGTCATTTAAACGAAGTTGAGGTTGTGTACCTCGAACTTCTAGAAAACCACCAGTAGTTGTAATATTTCCAGTTGTTGTGATATCTCCTGTAAAATCTGCACCCGAAATGTTAGCCAGCTTATGCCAAGAACCACCATGAGCGAAATAAGCATGCCCTGTACCGTGGACATGAGCAAACATACCATGATAAGTACTTGCACTAGGTAAGTCCCCTTCAGTGCTATATACGTTTGCAAACTTAATTTTTCCTGTAGTAGTTATATCTTGGCTTCCAAAGTTAGGAGATATCTTAGTTCCAGCTATTGCAGCATTAGAAACTACGTTTGCATTTGTAACTGTTACGTCTGATGGTAAAGCTCCAGCAGCAATTTTAGATGGTGCTATAGAGTCGTTGGATAGTCTACCAGCAATAGAAGCGGAAGATACGTTAGCCATATCTTCTGCTGCCACTGGATGACCTCCAGCTGTCGAGCCATCATGTACGACAAGAGTTTCTTTGTCTGTATCTACAGTAACTTCACCCTCGGCTCCAGTAAAGCTACTATGTTGCGAGGTTGTACCTCGTCTTAGTTTTAATAATTTTGCCATTTATAGAGTCCCGAAGTCAAGAGTTAAGTTTGTTGTTGTTATTACGTTTGGTGCAATAGTTTGACCAGCTAAAAGAGATACAATCTCACTAGCAGTTTGGTCGCCAGTTGCCCCAGCTTCTATTCCGTCTAATTTTGCTCCATCTACTGATACATCTCGCCCGTCAAAAGTTTGACTTGATATAAATGATTGAACACCAGTGAATGTGTTAGCACCTAATCCCGCTAAGTTACCTGTAGCTGTTACACCACCTTGCCAAGCTGAACCATTGTATACTCTAAGTTCATTAGATGTAGTATCAAAATAAAGATCTCCTTCATCTAAATCAGAAGTAGGTGCACTGCTTGCTATACGGTATCTATTAGCAAAATTGTTTACATTACTAATATTATTTCCAACTATGTTTACATTATTTATAGAGCCAGCTAATGTCGTGATGTTAGAGTTAGCTCCAGCTACCGTTGTGATGTTAGAGTTAGCCCCAGCTACAGTATTTATATTAGAGTTGTTACCAGCTACTGTGTTAATATTACTTGCGTTTGATACAGCAGCGTTAATGTTACTTGCGTTAGAAACCGCAGCATTAATATTAGTTGCGTTGTTATGAACAGCATTAACATTAGAAATATTATTTCCTACATTATTTACATTTGTAATATTAGTAGCTACTGTGTCAATCTCAGATGTGCTTTCGTTTAGATCATCAGCAACAGTTTGTATCTTTGCAATATTTGTCGCAGCAGTGTTTACACTAGCTATGTTAGCTCCAACTGTATTAATAGAGTTATTTCCTGATCCTGTATTAACTGCGTTAGTTATAAGACCTAAATCTTCTGTAAATGTAACGTGACCAGAGACACTGTTAATAGCTGTGATAGTTGATTGGTCTGGTGTAATAGGTGAGAAACCATCTCCAGATGACCCATCATAAACCATCATTACTTGATTAGAAGAGCTATCAAACCATAAGTCGCCAACTGTTAATGATGACCCGTCAGCCCTTGTTGTAGGTGCTGAAGTGCTTATCTGATATAAGTCAGCAAAGTTTTCAATATCAGCTATGTTTGCACCAGCATTAACAATGTTAGTTATGTTTTGAGCAACAGTATTAACCTGTGTTGCTATAGGTACTAATCTATGGAAAGTATATGTATGAGTTGTTGCTGTCGACTCTACTAAGAAACCAAAGTTTTGTGGAATTGCTGTAGGTACACCTGTAATCGTTACAGTGTTTCCTGAACCAGCACCATTTGGTATCGTAACTGTTGTGCCACTAGGAGTTAGAGTTGCAGTTGTAGCTGCAATACTTAAGATAGCTGACTGTCCTGTAGCTCCCTGTGGGTTAGTTGTTGGAAAGCTAGTCTGGTTTGCAATAGCTGTAAAACCACCAACTTCGTCAATAAGGTCAACAATACGAGCGTTAATTGCAGCTGTTGTAGCCACAAATGCGTCTGAGTTTGACCAAGCTACACCACTAGCTATTGTCTCACTAGAGTCTTGTCTAAGAAACTTAGCTTCAGCTTCTGTCTCTGTGTAGTATCTACCGTCAAGAGCACCAGCTGTAAGTTCTGTTTCTGTAAAATACCTACTATCTAAAGATGTAGTATTCATCTCAGATAGGCTAAGTTTGTCAGACTGTAGTAGTGTTTTTATTTCACTAGCTGTCTGATCGGCTGTAGCTGCTGTTTCAATACCAGCTAATTTACTTTGCTCTGAGTCACTAAACTCGTTAGTGTTTGCATTAGCTTCGTATGCAGTTTTTATTTCAGCATTTGTTTGATCGGCTGTAGCTCCAGTCTCTATTCCAGAAAGTTTTGTTTTTTCTGTATCAGTGAAAGCATTGGTATTGCTACTACCTTCATACAAAGATTTTATTTCTGCTGCTGTCTGATCTGCGGTAGCTCCACTTTCTATTCCATCTAGTTTTGTACCATCAGCTGATACATCTCTACCATCAACTGTTCCAGAGGTAACAATATTTTGACTACCAAAGTTAGGTGATATTTTAGTTCCATCTATAGCTGCACTTGCATTTATATCAGCATTGACAATAGTTCCGTCAGCTATCATAGTTGAGTCAACTGTACCAGTATCTGTGGTTTTGACTACTAAATTAACTTGTCCTAATGTATTATATATCTTACCTTCTAAA